CCCAGAAGAACAGGGAACCTGGAGAAAACCGCTCGGACGAGCTCCATGGAGACACGATCACTAGCTTCACTCAAATCGAGTGTCGCCAGGCTCCCATCAAGGGAGCCACGTCGTGCCATCTCCTGATTGGGAATCTGGTCTTCAAGGCCAGTGAACATCCCAGTGTCAGAGGATAGCGCACGGGAAAATTCGCGCAGAAGAGACTGCTGTGCATATTGCATAACGGTCGGTTCGGCAGCGATAATCCTCGTGGTCTTCATCGTCTTAGGGACGGGGATTACCCTAACGGGTAACTCCTCGTCAGGTTCAAGCAACTTGAACGACTGCAGATCTCGCCAAGCGCCATAACTGGCGGTGACGAAATCTGCCATAGGAAAGTACTCGTCAAGACGGCGAGTCCACTCCCGGGTATCGTATTTTCTGTTTCCAGTAATACGATCTGCAGTCGTGCCAGGGCCATGAGTCGGGACCAACGCCCCTTCATCGATCGATCGCTCGATTGGTGAAAGCACGGGACCAAACACTTGGGCGCACAATGCACCCAGCTCCTGAAGGAGAACGGGAGAATTCCAGTTATCCTCAAGTTGCTGTTCACACTCGATGTATCCTGCAATAGCTCGCTTTTGGCGGGCGTCAGTGCAGGGGCGTCCAATCTTTCCACACAGAAGCAAAACCTGTCGGATAGATTGTATCCCTTGTACTGAGGGCTCATCGAGTAACACCCCACTTTCAGAGTCGAAAACAAGCGAGAGGAAACCTCCTAAAAATAGGGGGAGACCCCCACGACGCCGGAAACCAGCGAAGTGGTAGCTCGCTACCTGTCCTATGTCAAGGGCTTGTTCAAAGTCTCGACAAAAGTCAGGTAGGGTGATGGTGAGAAAACTCTCACCCTCATTCGCGACTCTCTTCTTGGCCTTGGCAAGGTCAAGAGCGGCGCTAGTGCAACACGCGCGTTCAGCATCTAGAAGAACGCGGGACCACAGGGTAATCAGGCTTTTCAACGGCCCTCCAATGAGGTGTCGTTCCATAGCCTCGTGCCCTACCTGAACCGGAACTGCCAATAGGAGGCTGGGCGATTTATTCATCAACCCAGCCCCCAATGGATCAGTTCTCGCCACCCAGCAACTGGGTGACCTTGCTGCCCGACGACGCAGTCAGGTACGCGGTGAGGGCGTCTACGATCTGCTTGGCCTCCGCCACTGTGAAACCAGTGATTGGAAGGTCAACGACCATGTACGCCGACATCGAGTACTTGATGTTCTGCGCCGAGATCAGCGGGTCTGCTGCGATCTTGCTGAAGTCCAGCCGGATCGTACGGCGAGTACGCTTGCCGTACTGGTGAGACACGGAGAGTTTGACGTTACCGTCATCCTTCGTAAAAACACCAGCGTTGACTCCCGAACTCGTCCGAGGAAGTGACTGAGCAACAGCGTTGATCGTCACAGACTGAGGATCAGAGAAGGCCACGAGGCACCCCTTGTTGACGCACACGACATTGTGTGCTCTTGTGGAAGCTGAAGGAAATCCTACAGCTTGTTCGGCCCTCGAGAAATTCCGAGGGCCGCGAGAATTGCCCATTGCTTCGACGTAAAAGTCGAAGGGTTCAGGCCAAAACCGAAGGGTGTCGCTCTGATCCGTCGCTTGGATTCTCGAAGCCAAGCTTGGGAAGAGTCGAATATGGCACCAGATGAAAAGGACGTACGAGTCGAAAACTCAGTACGTTCTTGTTTGTGCTCCATCTGGTAGCCATAGTTCATGACAAGGCCGTCTAAAGCGTAGCTTGTAACATTGGCAATAATATCGCCAGTGTTAAGAAACCAGTCAGACAGCCAGGTCCAGGGTGCCAAGTTCCAGAGTAACTCTGGGTCAGGCCTAAGACCGGCAACACGATTCGCCTCCAACAGAAATCGCTTTGACTTCGACAAAATCGAGTCATCGCGAGGAATGAAGTAGGTAAAAGATCCCGAAAACCAGAGATCTCGAGTCGTTGTGACCGTCTTATGCGTGACACCACGCACCCCAGCGTAGCCTGTGAAGTTACCGGCAGGCCATGGTGGGTATATGGATACACCAACACCATCGTCTAGCTCAGTAACGACAGTCTCGCTCTCCATGGGCAGTCCGATCCGTCTCCGTACGGGCTTACCGGAATCACGGTAAAGCTGTGTAATGATCGCGTCAGAACGTTGAACGTTCTTGATCGTCTTCATCACATCGGACCAGAGGGGCTTCCAACCAAATTCCCAATTGAGATACTCTTTAGATCCGGCCTTAGGGACGGACCTAAAGTTCTTCAGTATCTCCTTGAGATTATGGCCGACAAGGTGAGGCAAACCGTCATTACGGAGCTCACCAAGGGTAACCCCAAAACCACTCAAGGGCGCAACAGGCCGAGCAAGGGATATAAGCTTCGTGCCAACCACCACCAGCTCATCGTCAGAGCTAGGAGCAAGATAACTTGCACCAGCACTAGACTGATAAGATGGCAGAAGGTAGCCACTGTAGCTTTCACCCGCGCCAGGCGCGTTGAAGTGGTCGCTGTAGCCAGAAGCTCCAGCGTGTAGGAGGCGATTCCTCTGAGTGAGGAACGGACCACCTGCATCACCACCTTTAACCTTTCGAGAGGGCCAGAAATGGCCTTCTGAAACGGTTCGCTGCTTGCCGGTTAGAGAAATCGCGAAAGTGCGATTGGTAATATAGAAGTAATTACCAACGTAGTTCCCATAATTGAGAACTCGCTCTCGAACCGTAGTGGTACTCATGGATTGACCTTCCTTCGGTGGTCCGTTACGTCATTGTAACGTAACCAGGTGCACTGCGTCAGGTGGGGTCCGTGAGG